TGGTTTACAGGTTTAATTGCTTTGTGGAGATATGACAGTACTCTACCACCATTACCATCAATCACACCAGATGGAACATAAGTGATGGCGTCTGGATGAATTTGAATTCCTTGACTAGCTCCTGTTGAACCTAATCCTTTTTCATTGTAAAGAAAGAACTCTTGAACTTTTTTAATTTTATCGACACCAGTTTTTACATCTTTTTCTTTTTCAATTTTTCTTACTTTTTTAATTTTAGTGGCATCAATATACCTAAGTTCAGTTATTCCTTTTCTTGGTGTTTTTTGGTCGATAATTTTATGGAAATAAATGCGCCCATCAACATACCATCTACGGAAAAGGTCATGACCTTTTTGTTCAAACTTGAGAAGACGTAAGACTTCATCAAATTCTTCTGTAATTGTTTTTTTGATTTTGCTTGAATATGGAATATTGTCTAAAACAATTTGAACAGCAATATCTCTTTCGTTTGCAACAATACCTTCATTTATAATATCTTCAATAGCAGTATCGCATTCTGATTGTTGTGCAATGTCTCTATACCGACGAATCAAATCTAAGTCAGTCTTTTCCCTTCCATCAGTGTTTAGATAGGAAGCACCGAATCCACCACCAGCTATGTCTACTGCACCATCATCAGAGGTTGGGGCGGTAAAAGATGTACCGCCCTCTTCCTCCTTAGATTTGCTTATCTTGTACCCAAAAAGTTCTGCCATAATAACTCCTACTAATTCTTACCTATATTTAGTAGGTTTAATATTATACGATAATACTAGTAATATTTTCTTGTGCCGACCCGAAGTTCACAGAGGAAGCTTCAAAGTGTTGATATCTCCATGTACATGCAAATTCTTCAATCTGATCAGCACTGCCTGCATCAAGTGTAATTGCGTCAATGCTTGTAGGCCACGCACTTCTGAAAATATATGTTTTCAAAATTGTGTCGTCTCTATCCAATTGAGATACTGTCAAATCTGTTTGATAGTCATTTGCAGTGGTAACACCAGTTGCTTCAGCAAGATCATTAATACCGTTTGACCATAACTCCAATGAAGTTCTAAGTGCAAAATCAGTATCATTTAAGAATGTTGTTGTCCACGGATCATCAAAAGTACGGTCACCCGCAACATAAATGTTCCTACCACGAAATGGAATTGCAATTGCTGGAAGGGTAAAGGCTGGTAATGATGATGCTCGGCACAAGAATGATGCTCTACGAACATCTAATCCTGTAGCAATACCAGCAGGTGGCGTAATTGTAACCCGAAATTGGTTTGATCTTGCACCACCACCAATCAACTGGGCTTTAAAATCGTCTATCTGTGCCATGTGAAGCTACTCCTTAAAATTAAAATCTACCAACTACTTCGTCAAATTCCACACCAGTGCGAACTGCTACAAAATTAAGTGTGATAAAGTTAATTGATTTTGATGGTTTGATAAAGATATCACCAATAAACTCATTTCTATCAATAATCTCGGCCGTGTTATTTGTATCGTCACAAACCACTTTAAAGTCAAAGATACCTCTACGTCCTTGAACATCTCTCAAGAAAGGCTCTACCAAGTTTCTGAATGATGCTCTTGTAAATTCATCGTTGAACTCAAAGAGTTGAAATTTAGAAGCTGTTGCAATTGCTTTCTCTAGAACCAAGAACAAACGTCTTACGTTGATTCTATCAAAAGCACTTGGTTTTGTGAGTGCAGTTTTATCACCAAACAGAACCACACCTTGACCGGGGAAATCAACAACAGGATTAACTCTTGCTCTGTAGAGTTGGTCTCTTTCTGCTTTCTTTGGTGTATATGAAAGTTTAATAGCACCTCTCACATTACCACGATTAAGGCCAGCTGGTGAGAACCAAGGGTCAGCAACATTATCTGTGAAAGCACAAAGACCCGCTGTATCGCCGTTCACTGGAACAAAACGATACACATCATTATACTTGTCATACATGTATTTGTATCCACTATCGAATACCATGTATGAAGAAGATGGGCAAGCATTGAAAGCACTGACAACATTTGCTGTTGCTGTATTTGAACTTGAAACACCAACAGTTGCCGCCCGATATGGCGAAACAAAAGCAACACAATCTTTTCTGTCTTCTACCAATGCAGTCAACATAGTTACATGTGTATCTTGTGTATTTTCAGTATCACCGGCTCCACCACCTCTTCCACCAAGGATAAGATTAACATCAACTGTTTCTGTGTCTTTGAATTCATCGTAAGCTGTTTGAAGTTCACCGGCAGTTAAAGCATAATCATTAGCGGCATTTTTTAGAATTGAGTTTGTTGGTGTATTAAGAGCAATATATGCAGTTACGCCAGTTTCACCCTCAACCTTATCACCAGCATTAGCGGCAGCACCATCTGTTCCATCTAAAACAATATTGTCACCGGCATTCGCTCCAGCACCATCGGTGCCGCCATCTTCCATTACGATGAAACTGTCTTGACCGTCAAAATCTGTTCCCCAGTTATCACCTACAGAGTTATGGTCCATCTGATAAACAAAACTTGAAGACCTAAAGATTTTATCGGCGTAATATGTGCTTTCACCTTGCGGTGTTTTACCATCTATATTTTTAGAAAGATTTGCAAAAGTTTCTAATACAGCATTGGTTCTATTTCCATTTGCAGTAACAGAGAAACCAGTTATTTCTCCAAGAAAATCAAACACAACAATATGCATTTCATCTCCAGTGCCTCTTTTATTTTCAGTTGCATACTCTGATGTACCGGGAGCAGCATCAAATAAATCATAAAATCTCCAACGCCGACGAACATTTGTTCCAGATGCAATTACACTTTGAAGACCAGCACCAGCTGGATCATCTTTCAATATAACTGTAATTGTACTTGCGGGAGTATCCACAGTTGTAACTTGATATTCAAATCCTAGTGCTTCACCAAAATTAACAATATCATGAACATTAAAACCAACAGTAGATGTAAGACTAATAACTGTTTGGCCTTTTGCTTCTTCTCCACTTAGTGTTGTTTTAGCTAGTTCCTCATAAGCAGTTGCAGTCGCACAGATAGAAACACCAACTGAATTTCCATGAGTGCCAGCAGTTCTTGCAGCCCACTCACCAACTGAAGCTTCTCCATTAGCAAAAGAATCCTCGTAATGATCATCATCTCTAATGATAAATGCTGTGCCAGATGCGACGGCATTTGTAGCACCAGATTCAGCACGAACAACACTCAGTTGATCTGAATATTGAAGGAAGTTTGCAGCAGTGAAAAAAGTTTCAAATTGGTTGCTTAGTTCCTGTGGCTTACCAAAAATCTTTACTAGTTCTTCCTCATTGCCTACTCTTACAATAGAACCAATTGGACCTTTTTCAAATGCTCCAGCAATAGCACCGATTGTTGTTGGAACTGCTGGAACAACACCTGTAAGATCAATTTCTCTTACATGAACGCCGGGAGATACAAGGAAACTCATGTCTTTACTCCTATATCAGACTTCAAAACGAAAGAAACTGAAGTCTATGTTATTTCAGAATATTTATAATATCTGATTTCTTAAAACCTCATTTTATATGTGTTATAACATATAAATAATATTATGAACGAACACTATGAAAAATACAAAGAGACAATCAAAAAGGTTGCTCGTAGAAACTATCGAAAGAGAATTGTTCTATTAAATGATTTTTTGGCAGAACAATCGTGTATGCATTGTGGTGAAAGTGAAACAATTTGTCTAAAGTTTCATCCACACGATTCACAAATTCGTAAACTAACGAAACGAGTTGGAACTAATAATGAAAGCAGAAAAGAGATATTTCATCTGATAAGTAAATCAATAATTCTGTGTTCAAATTGTTTTATAAAAGTTGATAATGATTTAATAGAATTTATATGATTACCAGTTTGTATTATAATCTCTGACAACAGTAGTCCATCTAGTTCCATACTCATCAACTTCATCATCAAGAGCAAGAGGATCATCAATACCATTTACTATAAATCCAAATGGGGCCATATCTTGCTCTAGCATATCTTGCTGTTCTTTCATCATAGTCATTCGTATATCATTATCTGTCAATTCTTTAAAGTATGTTTGGTCTGTAGCCCAACCAAATATGAACATACAGGCAACCAAATCATCATTGCATCCATCGTCAGCAGTATACGATGAACCTTTAATAATAAAGGTGGACAACTCATTAACACAATCATAATCTTCG